AAAGATTGTGAGGAATTGAGTAAAAGGATAGAAACCACTACGTGGTTATCTAACCAGCTCTCTATCCTTGGCCGTAGTAAACCATCTAAGATGGTTGAATCGCTCAAGTCTGAACTAATCGCAAGATTAGAAGACCCTAACGTTCAGTCCTATCCAGACCTCTCTGCAGCTATGTATAAAGCTTCGCAGATGTTAACTGAGAAGGATAATACGATTAGCCGTCTAAACTCAGAACTGGTAATCATACCTGTTCGGGAAACCGTAAGGTATATACCAAATCCTGATAGAGAGTCTACAGCCGACTGGGTTATTCCAGAGCCTGGAGTTTTTAATTCCAAACTTCTTTGGATTGTGGTCGGTATTATTGGAACTTTGATATTCCAACACATGAACCACTTTCATTCCTAGATGGAGCCAACCTATTCCATTGACGAGACGTCCTCGTCATGAAACATCAACGAATCCTCTTCGAAAGGAGGACCAGATGATTTCTGAAGCTATGCTCCAGAAGTTTCATGAGGGAATGACGCATCGCCTTTCAGTGATAGGAGTTCCGCTACACATTATCAAAGGTTTACCTGAGATAGTGTGTAAGTGGGTCAGATGTTCTGGTGAAGAATGGACAATTTCAAGGTTGAAATCCTTGAAAGTGGACATTATTCGCTCGAAGTCACACCTACCAGCACTCTCTACGTTTCGAAAGAATCGCAGAGGAGAGATTGCAGGTGTACTCGGTTCGCTGTTACGTTATAGTCATAAAAGTGAGGAATGCTTTGCTAAGGCAATCCAAGCTTCTATGATTTATTCAATGTTTACTTTCAAGTCTTTGACTCGAAAGCAGACAGAGAAATTCGTAACTGCTATCAATTCTCAGCCACCCAAGGTTGAGAATCGATTCTTGAGAGCTCTTGGCAGAGCTATCAAGCAGAACTTCCGTAAGATTTCTATTGATAGAGGTCAGGAGATTTCACTCCTTACCTATCGCGGTTCACGAGAAAAGGTCAAGCCTAGCTTAACCTATGATTCTGAGTGGGGCACTATTGCCTCTCCTCAGATATCTCGTAGACAGGATTCTGATGTATTGAGCAATGCTCTTTACTTTCTTAATCCTCAACATGTATCCTTATATTTTGAATATGAGGATTTGTACAGTCCTGTTCTCAAAGGACTAACTGGTTTTATTGATAAAATCAATAATATCAGTACCTGGTACAGACATGGTAAACGCGATTTTGTAGAGGGTGGAGAAATTCATTTTCTCCAAGAAGCTGGTGGCAAACTGAGAAGTATTGCTAGCCCGCATCTGGTCCACCAATTGGCTTTGAGGCCACTTGGTAGATCAATCTACAAACTGGTACGATCACTTCCTTGGGATTGTACCTTTAATCAAGAGAAACCAATCTCGGTTCTCTTTTCTCATCTGTCTCTAGGTCATACTATACATAGTATTGACTTGAGTTCGGCAACTGATTATTTCCCTCTGGAAATTCAGTTACGAATTCTAGGAAGTTTCTTTGGTAATATTTCCGACTTACGTCTTTTCGAGGACATAAGTAGGTCGTATTGGCGATCCGATGAATTCGGATGCCTACAATGGAAACGTGGCCAACCTCTTGGATTATATCCAAGTTTTGGTACTTTTACATTGTCCCACGGAATCATCCTATGGTTTCTGAATGGCCAAAAACACGGAAATTCATTCTATGTTCTTGGTGATGATGTAGTGATCCTTGATAATGATCTCTATATCAAATACATTCAGTTCCTGAAACAGATGGACTGCCCATTTTCTAGAGATAAATCAATCTCTAGTAACGAACTCTGTGAGTTCGCTGGAAAGATAGTCAC